TAGCAAGTTTTTCCTTCTGAGTGTCTGCAAGACCTTCAGCAACATCTGCAAAAATTACATCTGCTGTGGATTCTGCTAATCTGGAGTTGAGAGCAACATTTCTCTCAATCTGCTCATTGAGTTTATTCTCCATTTCATCAAGCTTATCTACCATGCTATTAAGCACATCATATTTTTCTTCAGGGATTGATACATAATGTTCTTCAAATAGACTCTTCATTCCTTCTAGGAATGACTCAGTCATTTCTGTCTTAAGACCGTTCTCTACTGCGAGTTTGTTCTCTTGAACCCACTCATCAGCAACGTACTCAAGGTAAGAATCAACTCTTTCTGTAAGTCCTTTCTTAATGGTGTCTAATTCTTCAACTAGAGCATTAGCATAAGACTCATTGAGTTCTTCTTTGATCTCACTAACCTTGGATTTAATTGCGGTCTCGAAAATTGTACGTGCCTTGTCTTGGAACTCTTCAGAAAGTTCTTCTCCTTCAAGAAGTGCCTGAACGTCTGCATCAACGTCATAGGTTTCTTCTTCTTCGATAACTTCCTCTTCGGTAGTTTCCTCTTCGGCTACGATTTCTTCTGTAGAAGATTCTTCTTCAGATACTACTTCGTCTGTGGTAGTTTCATCTTCAGAAACGACCTCTTGCCCATCTTCTAATTCATCTGAAACTGCTTCTGCAGCACCAGCTTTAGAATTAACGACATCCTTAACTTGTGCTAATGTTGCACCAGGAGTCTTAAGTTTGTTACTATCGTCATCTGGACGAGAATTTTCTGGGGTAGGTCCACCAAGGTCTTCCCAAGTGGCAGGAGTACCACCTGTGGTAAGTTTTGGCATTGCTTCTGCAGCAGCCGCACCTTTGGTCACCTGGTTTTCTTCGATGTTTTCCATTTCGTTTAAATTTTTACCAACGGACATGTGTTCTGATTCGTAAGAATCTTTTATTATTTATAGTTTTGTTAAACTTAGAGGTTATTTAGAAAATTATTAAATAGACCCAACTTGTGCTCCTCTAAAGCACGTTGATCAACTAAAGTGTTAATTGATTTCTTTGTTTTCTCTGCGAGTTGTTCACGGAGAAGTCCTCCTTCCCAAACCCACTCCTTTCCTTCCATAATTCCATTCACAAATGCGTCTGGAGCAGAAGGATCGGCAACGATATCAGCAGCAGTTGATAACTGAAAATCTTCACCAACAACTTTATATCCTCTATGATCTTCTTTAAGTGATCCAACTCCACGAGATGAAACACCTAATTTAACACCTTCACTAAGTAAAGATTTTGCAATCTTACCCATAGGTGTTTCAAGAAGTTTTGCCTTTCCTCTAAAATTATTACCTTCTTGTGTAAGAGATGTGATTTTATGAGAAACACGATCAAGATTAACTGTAGGACCTTCTGGATGACCTAATTCACCAAGAGCACGTCCACTTTTAATAAAATTTTCGTTATATCTTTTAACTTCATTACATAAAGTCCTAATAGGATATAATCTACCATTACGATTCTTCATCTCACCTTGAAGAAAGACTCCTTCAATATGAAGAGATTTATCTTTTCCCTTCCCCTCAGTAATAATTTTTACGTTAGAGATTTCTTCTGTGATGAGTTTCATTGTTCCTGTTCAGTAGATTCTTCTGGTGCTTCTGAGTCTTGAAAAAATGATTGTCCTGCTATATCAGGTTTCATTGCTTCAATACGACCAGCAGATCTAGCGTACAGATGATCTTTTATTCTATCTGTAATATCTGCTGCAGATGCATCAGTTGCGATCAAATCAACAATATCTTCCATAAGATTTAATAGGTATATATTTCCTATTTATAACTCAGCTGTCTTAGTATCTTTCATATACTTTTTATCAATCTCAGCAGCCTGTGCTTGTAACTCTGGATCTACTTGCTCTTCACCCATAGCAGCTGGGTCACCTTCTGCACCCATTTCACCCTCTTGAGGTAATGGTTCTCCAGTAATTGGATCTAATTGAGAAGGATCTGGAAGTATTCCTTTTTGAATTTCATCCTCAATCTGCATATCAATTTCTTCTATTTCTTGATCAGATTGACGTAAAATTCTCTTACGTATATACTCTGTAGAATAATATTTACCAACCCAAGGTTCAATAGTAGCAAGTTGTCCTAACCTACTTTCCATCATTTCAGATTCTTTTAATTCTGCAAATTGGTTATCATATAAGAAATCATATTGAATATGATCTTCCATTGTTTCCCAATCTTCAGGAGTAACAATATTCTTAAGAATTAACTGAGTCTTAAGCATATCATTAAACATATTTGCAAAACGCTTTCTTAAACGTCCTACAAACTTAGCAAATTTAAGTTCATCTCTTAAGATCTCTGATGAACGACCTAAATTAAAACCACCTTCAGCAGCAATTCTTGATTCGGGAACACCTAATGCTCTATAAAGTTTCTTCTGGAAATACTCAATATCAGCAAGTTCTCCAAGATTTTGTCCACCAGGTAGAGTTGTGATTTCGGTTCCCCGACCACCTTCTCTTCTAGGCAACCAGAAATCCTCCATCATACTCATAAATTTACGGTCATCACGAACTTCACCAGTTGAAGCATCGTAAACTAACTTATTTCTATAGCGAGACATTACCTCTTTTAGGTATTGTTCTGCTTTTACTTTTGGTAGATTACCTACATCAATATAGAATATTCTTCTTTCAGGTGCTCTTGATAATCTGTATATAACAAGAGAATCCTCAATCATTCTAAGTTGATTAAGTGCTTTAATTGCTTTATGAAGATATGAAAGAACTCTATTCTTATTTCTATCAACTAAACCAGATGTACACATAGTGATAGAATCCTTGGCAATTTTGATAGAATTCTTACCACCCATCTGACTAATCATAGAAGTCGGATGTTGTGTTTTAGGTGTGTAGATATAATATTCATCAAATTCTGGATTAGGAACTATATCATCATCCTTTCTTAATCTAACACCTGCTCTTTCTTCACTTCCTGGTTTTTTCTTTTCTTGTCGAATGTATTTTAATTTTAGAGGATCAATATATCGTAAATCCTGTATTCCTTCTTGTGGAGCTTTTACATCAATAACTTTTAAATAAAATACTCTACCATCTACATACCAATTTCTGAAAATTTCATGAGACTTTTTATCAAAGTCCATTAATTCTTTAATATGTCTAAATTCTTCTCTAATTTTTTTCTTTAAACTTTCACTAGCATTTAAGTTAGAAAGTTCTACTTCTACTGGTGAATCATATAAATCACTAACTATTGCTTCATTGACAACATCTTCAATAGCACCATCAGCTTCTGGATGAAGTGCCATCTCACGATATCTTCTTATTAAATCATACTCTGAACGATACGCACCCTCAATATCTACATATTGACCATAAAACCCACTTGCGATAAAATTATCAACACCGTCCTCATTATTTTTGGGGACGGGTGATATTATCGAAGTGGATTTCTTCTTTTGCGTTTCCTCAATAGAAAAACCGAAAAGTTTTGCCATAGTATAAATTTACTCTGTTATATCTTCTATTTAGTTAACGTTCTCACCACCAGCATTTGGACCAGATCCTTTAATTGCTTCCCAGTACTGAACTTGTAGTTCAACTGTAAACTCTTGAACACCTTGAGCATCATATGAAAGTTCAATAGGTCCAACCTGAGTTGGGAAAGTATCGAAGAATCTATAAGATCTTAATGTTGATCCATCACGATCTAACTGATAAACATAAGCATCTGCTTGATAATCTGCAGGATTTGTTAAACCTGTATTATCGGATAGTCTATTAATTGTGTTAGACCATCTTTCAAATGCTGAACGTATTGCAAAATCAGTATCGTTGATAACTGTAACCGTCCAAGAATCAAATGTTCTGTCTCCAGCAATTTTAAGAACCCTTCCTCGGAAAGGTACTTCTATCTGAGCAACGTTGGATGCTGGTAAATTAGCACCCTTTACTAAGAATCTTGCTTTTTCAAGAACTTCAGAGGATGGTTGAGCAACATCTGGAAAAGTTAGAACAACTTCAAACAGATTAGCACGAGCACCGCCACCTGTCAACTTACTCTTAAAGTTTGAAATCGTCCTTAGTGGTGGTGGATTGACTTGATTTCTAGCCATGATTGTTTTTTAAACCTCTAAATTAAACGGAACCGATTACTTCTTCAAAAGCAACACCAGTTCTTGTAGCAACAAAGGTAAGACCGATGAAGTTGATAGAACGTGCTGGTTTAATGAAGATGTCTGCAACAAACTCATTTGCATCAATGACTGCTGCGGTGTTATTTGTTTCATCGCAAATAACTACGAAGTCGAAGATACCTCTCTTCGCTTGAACATCCCTTAAGAATGGTTCAACTATATTTACAAAGTTTGTCCTTGTAAGTTCATCGTTGAACTCGAAAAGCTGATCTTTAGCAGCAGCTTTAATCGCATCTTCAAGGTAGATGAATAATCTACGAACGTTAATACGATCAAATGCAGATGATTTGCCAAATCCAGTCTTATCACCAAAGAGGATAATTCCAGCACCAGGAGAAAGAATAACTGGGTTAATTCTGTTTGAATACAGAATATCTCTCTGTTTCTTACCTGGATTATATACAAGTTTTACTGAATTGAGGATTGGACCTCTTGCAGTTCCTGCTGGTGAGAACCAAGGGAACTGTTCAATGTCTGTTCTTGCACAACAACCAGCGATATCTCCATTTAGAGGAACATATCTGAATGTATTATTAAAGCGATCATACATGTACTTGTAACCACTATCAAATACACTATAAGTGGATGATGATATTGGAGCATAGAAACCAACGACATTCTCTGTCATCTTATCAATGTCATTTACTGTTACAGATCCAACAGCACTATCATTTAAGAATGCTTGCCTGTATGGTGAAATAAATGCAACTGCATCTTTTCTCGCCTCTGCAACAGCAGTAACTTTTTCTCCTAATGCTTGAGCAGTTTCTTTAGGATAATTTGCCGATCCCATTAAAATGAAATCAACTTCTGTTTCCTCTGTATTTTCAAATAGAGTATAACCAGAGATAATATCATCTAACCCTGAATGCAATGCACCTCCAGTAGTTAAATCAGTTTTATCACCGTAGTTTGTACCACCTGCAAGTGTTCCAGTAAATGCACCAGATGCACCAAAGTTTACTGCATCTGCATCTTGATCCCAACCACTATCAGAATCAAGGCTATTAGATGCTGATGTACTCCAACCAGTTGTTGTAATACCTGCAGGAGCACTACCACCATAGATGTACTTAGAATTAAGATTAAGATACTTTCTCCAATAAGAAGTAGATCCTACAGAATATTCACCATCCTTTGCTTTAGATAGTGATAAATGCTTCTCAAGAATTGTACCAGCATTACCTGTGATGGTTCCTTTGTCATCTATAACAACAACATGAACTTCATCATTTCTACCACCTCTGGCAGAAGCATAAGTTGAAGTACCAGGAGCGTCTGCTAATTGATCCCATTCTAGGAATCCATTACTTAACGTAATATTTTGCTGTTCAAACCAGTCTTTTTGTTCTGTATATGCCGCAGAAGCACCAGTTCCAGTAATTGCCTGTCCTGCAGTTGTTAGTCCAACATTTCCAGTAGCTGTAAATGTATATGTACCATTTTGCTGGTAATCTACATTAGTTTCAGCACCTGCCGAAGAAACATGTGAAACAACTTTAACTTCTATGGTAGTTTCAGTACTTCCAGTTACAATACCTTTTAGATACCCATCTATAGTTTGAGTTCCTGATGCAGTACCAATTGTTTTTGCAATAGTTTGAGTAACTGCTGTACCAACTGTAGTTGGAGTTCCAGAAGCAACGGTTAATATCTGATCTGCTTTAGCATCGATCATTGCAACTTTAATTCCATTCCCCCAAGTTCCTGGATTTTTTGAGGCAACTGTTACACCTGTAATGGTATTTTCATCATAACCTAACTGGTTATAATGTGTAGTACTTAAAACTCTAATACTGGTGGCAGTACCAACAAAAGCGTTTTTTAAACCAACACCAGTTAGTGTGTCGTAGTCATCAGCACGAACAACTTGCATTGTTCCACCGTAAGCAAGATAGGATGATGCAACCATCCAATGCTCGTAATGTTTATCTACTGAATAAGGTTGTCCGAAAGTTTGTAAAAGATCCTCCTCACTTTCTATGAGTTGAGGGTCATTAACAGGTCCTTTCGCAAACGGTGCGACCAACGCTCCAATAGATCCACTCGTAGGATCTACTCTCCCAATCGTTAGGTCAACCTCTCTTATTACAATACCAGGAGATGCTAAATTTAGAGGCATCTTTTATTCTCCGAATCTCAGATTATGCTAAAAATATTTATGAATATACCTATTTACATGTAGTCCCACATGTACGAACGATCCCCATACTCATCTAAATGCCAAGTATCTCCATCTTTATCTGTAAAACTTCCATCCTCTAAACCAGTTTGAACAAATCCAAATGGAGCCATATCCTGTTCTATCTGATTCTTTTGTTCTTCATATATTCTCTTACGGATATCATTATCTGACATCTCTTTAAAATAGTCCTGTGCAACTAACCAAGCAAATATAACAAGGCACATAGCAAGATCATCATTACATCCTTCCTCTGCCTCAAATGAATTATGCTTTTGTGCAAATGTTGTTAATTCTGAAATAATTTCATAATCACAAGTAAGAAGTTTATCATCCTCCATCATTGTTTTAAGATTAGAGCAACCCAACTTCTTAACTGCTGCAGTCATTCTTACACCAAGTTGAGTTTTCTTACCAGAAAAACCTTGCCCAACTATTTGACCTGCTCTACCTCTCATAGATGCCATCAAAACATTCTCATACTCAAGATCATATTGAAGAATACTTGCAACCTGATCTCCTATATCATTTACTTCTATTAGTAAGTAAGCATTATTATATCCTTTTGCAACATCCAAAATAATATTTGGGAATAGCATAGGTTTGATTTCATTATTCCTATACTTAGCAACTACTCTATAAGGAAACTCTGTTGTATCAAAAACTATGAAAGCAGAATAATCATTACCAAGTCCTCTTGCAACGTCAACTGTAATTATGTAATTATGTTCTGGTTTTGGTTCTTCGTAGATGTCAAGTCCAGCATTTCTAGTCTTCGGTTGTTCAAATACTAAGTTCTTAAGTTTTGCTGCATTAATAAGAGTATTAACAGATCCTAAAAACTCACATTCAAACTCAATCTTAAATTGTTGCTCTGATGTGTTTGCTATTGTTGATTCTTTCCACGCTTCATCCCTACCAGGAACTTCAGACCAGTGAACATCCGTAGGAACATATTCACTCTTTTCCCTTTCAGCATCATGCCACATCCTATAGAAATGATTCATACCCCTTGGGGTAGAAACAATAATTACTTTAGTACTTTGTCCAGACGTAATAGTAGGATAAACAGAGGCAAAGAAGTCGTCAGCAATGTGATTCGGGATGAAAGCGAACTCGTCAAGAAAGATGACATTATAGGATCCACCTCGGACAGCAGATGAAGAAGTAGAGTTTGCCGATATTTTTGATCCATTTTCTAATTCAAGTGATCCTTTATTCCAAGATATTATACCTTGTTGCATCCATC